TAACACTGATGTGTCCGCTGCATCATGCCACGCTTGAATCTCTCTGTCAACGACTGGATCTGACACATTGATATTTATATTTATTGTCTGTGGCTCCCCATCGTCATTGAGCTCTACTTCAAATTCCTGTTTCTCTTCATCCATGCTTTCTGTATAGCATTAATGTCTTTACACGTCAAATGATTTTCGGATGGTAGTGCTGATCAAGAGGCTTTAATATCTCAATCAGCTCTACTAACTTATTCGGATTATCTCCCCAAGCTCCGAAGGGAAGGCCCATCAGATTGAAGCGCTGATACATTCTTATGGCTCTGTAAGCATCGATATCCTCGAAGTGCTTCTTGATATCTCCTGCTCTTACCCATATCCTGCTCTCAAGCTGGATCATTCTATCTGGTCCTCCCATGAGCTTTATGTCGGCGCTATACCTCTCACACAGAAGCGAGTACAGCGCCAGCACTCTCTTTTTCTTCAGCATCCCTCCAGAAGGTAGCCTTGATTATCTCTCTGGCTACGCTCTCTATGAGCTTTGCGGACCCTGGCGCATTGATGAGAGCCTCTATGGAGTCAACCCCTTCTATATCGCTCACAACCTCTTTGCCGAACTTCCTTACAAGCTCATAGTTCTTCAGGTCGCCCTCCAGCGACTCTGCCTCCACTGCTGTCGGAATCTTGTAAGTTACGACTACATCAGCTCCATGAAAGCGGAGTGTTATTGAATCTTCTCTCTTAAGCGTTATCATGCGCATCCGCCTTAGAGAGAGCACCATCACCAGTGAAGTTGAAGGATACCGCAATCTTGTCGCCCCAGCTTCCTGTAATGCTCAGGCTTGTAACTGTGAAGCTTCCGCTGAAGGAAAGCGCATCATTTACCTTGAATGTTCCAGTAAGCTTAGTAGTGCTGTGAGTAAGCACTGCATCGATGATTGCCTTCTGTGCAGCATCTGAATAATCAAGTGTGCCAGATAGCGAACCGCTCCAGTCTCTGCCAGCTTCTATATGCTCTTTCCAGTCCTTTCCAAGGCTGTTTGTCTCTGATGTAGTCACATTGACTGCAATAGAGAAATTATCGATATAACCAATAGCATTGGTCCCTACTTTTATAACTCCGTCTTTTCCTGCATAAGCACTCATTTTTCTGTATTCTCCTCTAACTCATCAGAAGCTGTCTGCTCCTGTTCTTCTTGTTCTCCAGTTCCAGCACCTGACCGCACTTCGGACAGATTGTTGGAAGCTCCGACATCACTCTCTTCTGACTCTGCCACCTGCATCTCGGACAGCGCATCACTTTCTTCTCGCTTTTCATATACATAGCCTCCGATATCAACATCACAGTCCAGTCTCATGTATATGCAGTAGATTCCCTTAGTAACTCCGAAGGATATCTCTCCTGCTGATGAGTCCAGACACGAACCTCCCAGATGCCAGTCTGATCTTATTGAATCCTCAAGGATATCAGCCCAGAGGTTTCCAAGCTCCTCAAGCTCCTCATCATCGTCTGACGTGACCGCTATTCCGATTACCAGAGAATACTCTGTCGTGTAGCAGTCCTTGAGCGTCTTAGAGTCGATGAAGGTAAGCGCTGCAGGATAAGCTGAGAGAGAAGAGAGAACGCTGTTCCATCCTCTGTCCCATGTCACTATATCCTCAATGCCAGCCTCTTCTGCTCTCTCAGAGAAAGCACTCTTGAGATATTTCTGTACGCTCTCTATGAAAGCATCTGTGCTATTGCGCATTGCTCATCTCCTTTGCAACCTTATCCAGCATCCTGCTGATATTGTCATTCACATTCCTTTTTATTCTTCCGCTCTGGCTGAACTCGCGTGCAGCTGGAGCCATGAACTCAAGAGATGTGCCAACCCATTTGTTCAGATAGTTGAGACAGCCATTGATTCCCACTCCAGGGCGTATTATGAGCTTTCCTCTGTACTTGCCCCGTGTAAGCCTCGTAGCTCCGACTGAGTCATGGAGCTCTCTTGTTCTTATATGCATAGGATTGCCAGTGAGCTTAGTGCTCTTGACATATTCTGCAAACTCATCTGCTGACCTGCTCTCTCCGAACTGCACCCATGCATTGAGCCTGTCTGAAGAGATCTTAGCCAGTATCTCAGCCTGTCCTTCTATGCCTCTTAATGTGGAATCAGGAATCTCAATCATCACATAGCCACCGATTTGAATCTGTCCAGAAGGCCTTTGACTGCAAGCGGAGGGATGCTCTGCTCTATAGTCTCAGTTCCTCCATCTGTAGTGCGAGAGGTTATTCCCATGAGCTTGGCGCTCTGGAGCTTTGAAAGATGCTGGACAGTAAGAGCTATAGCGCTCTTCAGAGAGGATGGAGCTTTGCCATCCTCCCATCCAAGCGTTACGGATACTATTATCTCAGCACCTTCCTTTGCCTTCTCACCAAGAATCAGCCTGCTTGCCCTCTTCTCATAGCGATAAGAGACGGATGTGCCATCTACAGTGACGGAATCAATCGACAATACAGGCTTATGGGAAAGACAGTAAAATCTTCCACCATTGCCTTCGAGATACTCATCGAACTCTCCTATCTCAAGTCCAGCATAAGCAAGGCATTCCTCTTCTGCCGTTAAGAGATATGCCTCATACTCGCTCTTGCTCTTCTCAGATACAGAGAATCCGTAAGTGCTCTTGAGATCTTCTACCGTCACCAGCATCAGCTACTCCTTACGCTGACTTCATTACAAGCTTAGCGAATGCATCAGCAACAAAGTCACCGTCTATTCTCTCGATAGCTGTGATGCCTACCTGATCATTAGCAGCATAGAGCTCATAGAGAGTCTTAACTGTGAGTCCATCTCTATCCATGATGTGATAGTAAGAGAAGTCACCAGCTATGATTACAGTCTTGCCAGCAGCTGCTGTTGGCATCTTATCAGAGATTACTACTGGACAGCCCATGATTGACTTGATCTCAGTATTCTGGTCGAAGATGTAGTTAGAGCCATCCTTGAACTCATGGATAGCATCAAGAGTAGTGCTGTTCATTACGAGGATAGCATTCTCTCTGTATGCCTTGAGTGCCTGGATTGTCTTCTTTACCTCATTCCATGTGAATGCTGTAGCAGAAGATGCTGTAACAGTCTCGATTGAGCCAGTATCAATGCCACGCATAGCAGTCTTGGATGAAGTAGTGCCAGCTCCGAATAGGATCTCTGAGTCTTCCTTCTCAGCAAAGCCCTTGGCAATCTTGTCTGTGAGATATCCGAGAACATCTACAGCAAGATCTTCGATATACTCGCTTGATACCTTGATGAGAGCACCGAGCTTAAGAGCTGAGAGTCCGATAGGCCTGATAGATGGAGTTGTCTCTGTGATAGCTGAGCCTTCGCCAACATATGCAACAGATACATCATCGCCTTCAACGTATACAGTATAATCGCCAGTAGCCTGGTGAACTGTGCAATAGCCTCTGAGCTTTGCGATCTTTGCCTTCTTCTCCTGGATAGTGTGAGCTACGTCACGAGGAATAAGGCCAGTGAATGTGCTGCCCTTGGCTACTGCTTCTCTGAGTGCCTTAACGAACTGCACCTTCTCATCAAGAGTGTTCTTCTCCTTCTCAGCAAGAGCTACTGGAGTCTTCTTCTCTGAGAATAGATTGTCTCTCTCTTCATTTGCTTCAGCTTCCTTGAGCTGTGCATTGAGCTTCTCCATCTGTGCGCAGAGATTCTCATACTTCCTGATATCCTCTTCGCTTGAGGATTCAAGCATCTTAGCGAAGGCATTCTGCATAGCAGACTGTGCCTGCTCAATCATTGATTTGATTGTTTCTCTTGTCATTTTCTTTCTCCTATAAAAATTTCACGAATCTGCCAGCAAGCTTTTTCCTTCGCTCAGCCATTGCCTCTGCCTGTGCTTCTGCCATTGCATCCACACGCTTTTCAGACTGCTTTCCAGACATTTCGCATTCTTCATTCTCAATTTTCGCGTACACCATTCCTGCAGGGCAAGTCACAAAGTCCGCAAAGCGTACCAGTTCAAAACTCTCAGGATCTATGCGCCCATCATCATCGCATTCGCCATATCCGACACTGCTTACACCTATCTTCACACCATGAGCCATAAGAGCCTCCAGCTTGGCCTTGTAGTCCATGTCTATGAACTCGATATCAACAACCATCTGATTGTTCTCAATGACTGGATTCTTGCAGACAGCTACAGCACATGCGTACTCGTTGCCACTCTGGAATGCGCTGTCATGGCCATCATTGCAGATGGTTACCGGACTCTCTCTGCATATCCTCTCAGCAAGCTCTGTCGGATAGATCCTGCCATTGAGATTCACTTCATCGAGATTCCATATAGGTGCTCTCCAGTGTCCCTTGTTCTCGCTCTCTTCCATCTTCTGCACACTTGGAAGATAGAAGCTCTCTACCAGTTTCTTCTTCATATAAGTCTCCTATTTCCCTGGTGCCACACCGCATGTGCAATGCGTGTGGAATGGGGGATGTTTGTAGTTCTTCTTTATGTGTCTGACTCCTCCGTCTCCATCATCCTCGTCAGAATCCTTCTTGAGCACATAGCCATCTACCTCGCATACCTTGCCATCAAGCTTTGCGCAGAATGGGCAGGCATCGTAGCTTGATACTATGTGCATGTACTTGACTCCAAGATTGGCATAGAGAAATACAGAGAAGGCATTGGCGCTTCTGTGCACTTCCTCATCAGCTGTCTCTGCAGGGAGAGCATCCTCCAGCTCCTCTGTAGCATCCTCAAGCTCCTCTTCTGTCGTTACCTCTGATACAGCCTTATAGACTCTTCCCTGCTGCCTTGAGATCATCGACTGTGAGTATTTGTCTGCAAAGCCTTCGAGCCTGTCATCTTCTACTTTGATATCAGAGCTGACTTCCTTCGTTATGACCGGAAGCATTCTCTTGAGGATAGAGAGATAGAGCTCCTTGTACTGTGGCTTCACTTCCTCTGCATGTGCTGAGAGATACTCAATGAAATCCTTGAGCACTATGTTGTATGGATTCCCTGTTGCTATAAGCTCCTTAAGCTTTGCTGTCTCTGCCTTGACCTGAGCTCTTACAAGCTTCTGAAGCTTAGCTCTTGTAGATAGTGCTGGAGCTGTCGCCTCTGTTATGAATGCCCTGTCATGTGCCTTCTTCTCATCAATGGGCCTTAGCATCCTCACTCTCTCCTCTGATGGAGCATCCCATATGGAAGCAGAAGAGCCATTGGCGAACTTGCCAGAAGCTACATCGCTGAGTGAGCCATAGTTCATTGGGAAGAAGTGGACATCGCCATCCTTGATTGGGCATAGGTCTTCCTTGCCTCTTACTTCGTTGATAGACATCCAGCCATCCATTACAGCATTGTGATAGAATGCAGCTCTTGCAGAGTGGTCGCCTCTCATGAGCCCTTCAAGAGAGAACTTAACATATTGGCCAGTCGGACATATGCTGTCCGCAAAAGCCATCTCCCAAGCCTTGACTCTAGGATTGAGACAATATATAGCCATCTGCAGTCCCTGCTGCTCTGCATTGCCATAAGTGACTGAGCTGTCTCCAAGGAAGAAGAGAGGAACATTGAAGCGTCTTGCAACCTCTGCGCTTGACCATCTCTGAGCATCAGATAGCCTTGCTATGTCATTAGTAGGAATCTGTATCTGCTCCACAGCTACACGCTCATTGAGAACTATGTTCTTATAGCCCTTAGTAGAATCGAACTTAGCTCTGAGCTTATCCTGCTGCTCGTCTGTGAACTGGGCTGGCACCTTGATTATCTTTCCCATTACAGAGCCACCAGCATAGTATTCTCTCTGCATCTGCTTGCACTTCTCTTCAAGGTCAAGATCTGACTTGGCATAGTAGACTGGACTCAATACTGTTCCATACCCTGTCGGAGTATTATATATCTGGAGGATATCATCACTGCTATAGTCGATTCCTCCGTGTGCGTATGTGAAATAGAGCTTGTCTCCCTTCCAATGCGCCACAAGAGAAGCTGGAGATACTGGATAGAGAGCTATAGGAAGCCCATTGCGTGAGCGTTCTATTATAGCTGTCGCTATTCCATGCATCTCGAAGTTGAAGCCCATGATATAGCGCCATTGATATGCGCTCATGTTAGGACATGGCTTCAGGAGAAGCTTTGAGAGAAGGCTGTCTTCACCCATCATCTCTGAATTGCCCTTTCCATCCACAGTGAATGCATGAAGAGGAAGAGTCGCATATATCCTTGATAGATTGACTACGCATGACCAGAAGCTTGAGTTCTCAAGCGATTCTGGAAGCACTGTTATATTGCCGTTTCCAGTGTTTGCGAGCTCTATTCTCACGCTCTCGTTCTTCTTCTTGAATCTGTCAAATAATCCCATATTCTACCTCGTAAAAGAAACCATCTTTTCTATTTCATCATCGCTTATATAAAGCTCGCCCTGAGCTCTTGCTACATCGAGAGCCATGACTGATGTGATGACTCCGTCTATTCGTGCCTCTGACTTTGCTCTCTGTGGCTTTACAAGCTTCACATTCCCCGATGGATCCTGCTTTATGTCTGCGCAGCTCATCATCCAGTCAATGACCTCATTGCCATTTGCTGTAACATTGCCTTCTAGGTATGTGCGCTCAAAGAACTCTATGGATGGACTCATTGACTTCATGCCCTGTCCGAACTCATAGGCTACATCTACAAACCAAGGTGGCATGATGTGCTCAAGGTCTGAGAGCCTCCATCTATCTGCACCTATGAAGAGCAGGTTGTATCTTGTATAGCATTCATTGAGATAATCTCTGACATAGTCATAATCGATGACTTCCCCAGGAGTGGCTGTTACCCATCCCTCCTGTATCCATCTGTCGATAGGCACACCGCACTGCAGCGCTATTGACTCCTTCATTGCATCAGCTATCCAGAAGTGCGATATCTGGACGTGTGTCCCATCATCCATAGGGAAATCAAGAGTGAATGCTGTGAAGTCGCTTACAGATGAGAGGTCAAGGCCTCCATAGCAGACTCTTCCATTGAGAGAGCGCTCATCTACAGTCCAATGGCATAACTCCATCCATTTGTCCATCTTGGCCCATTTCTGTGTGGAGAAGCACCATTTATTGAGATTCTTCGTAAGGAAGGTAGTGCGCCCAGCTGCTGTCAGCTTGGCCTTGGTCCATTGGCTCTCAAGCTTCTCTATGTCTACGCTTATTCCAAGATTAGGATTTGCTTTCTCCCATGTCCTTACATCCTCTGGATCATCATCCTCCTCAACCTCGTATATCGAGACAAAGTAAGAAGGGACAATGCTCTCTCCTGAGAGTATCTTCTTGCAGGTCTTGTATTCCTCATGGCATACACCGTTGATATTGGTACCTGCTGTCGTGATCCTCAATAGCAGGGCCTGCTGGTCTGATACGTTACCAGAAGAGATAGAGTCAACAAGAGCATTGGTCTTATGCTGATGATACTCATCGATTACAGATGCATATGCAAGCTTTCCATCCTTAGGCTCTGCTGCAATAGCCATGATAGTCCCGCTCTTCCATTTGATGGCCTTGTAGTTCTGAGAGCTATAGAACGATACAGAAGCGCCCTTGGCAAGCTTCAGGGCCTTGCCAGCTCTGTCAAAGCATTCACCAGCCTGCTCCTTGGAAGTGGCTGCAACATAGCACTGTGCACCATCTATCTCACCAAAGGCCAGATAATCAAGAAGAGCACCAGCATAGACTGATTTGCCGTTCTTTCGTGCTACCTCTATGAAGGCATCTGCAAAGCGTCTGTTTCCAGTCTCATCGCTTACCCATCCGAAGAGAACAGCAGTATCCCAGGCCTGCCAGTCAGAGAGCTTCATTGCCTTTCCTCTCTTAGCACCTAGAGGATAGACAAGATTGAGAGCATTCCATACAAGAGGCCTCAGTCCTTTGAGCAGGTCAAAATGGAAGCCCTCTACCCCATTCTCAAGATCATGCTTCTGTCGCATCACCTTAGCCATCTCTGCCTTTGATGCAGAGCGCTTACCAGTGAGCACAGCATTCTCGTAATGGTGGAACTGCTCCTTGTAGTAGTTGGCTATTCTCTGGACCTGTGCTTTAGTTGCCATTACTCAAACTCCATGAAGGACTCATCATCAGAAGTGTCCTTGCTTGCAGGCTTCTGCTTGGTATCAATCTCAAGCGCTACTCTGCTCTTGTATGTAGCTCCGAACTTGGACATGATGCTGATATACTGGCTCTGGGCCTTGAACATCTCAGAGTCCTTCTCTGCCTCCTGGCTCTTCTGCCAGCACTGGCAAGCCATGATAAGAATCGGTACATCAATCGTGCAAACAACTTTGTCCGCGATATACTTCGGGACAATGGTTTCCCAGTGCTCTGCTGCAATTCCATGCAGGCACTTAGGAGTCATTGGCATTCTTGTTAATACTTCGTTCTTGACTTTCTTTGGCATTTTTCTATTTGCTTTTTCCTTTCCATTCCTATGTTTAATTGCCTCGTGTGTGTGAGTGGCCTAATCGTGCGCGGTCGTTGACGTAGTCAGATTTTTTACCCCTCCCCCCTACGTTTTATCATATTTTGGAGGGTATATCAACAAAATTACGTTGTTTTTACCACATTTAACCATTTCAAGTCCTCTTCGTAACCTTTTCTGATACGCTTATCAACAGTCCTTCCTTTCTTGAGGTTGCACTCTCTGCACAAAGGCTGATAGTGTCTCTCGTCATAGTCGAATCTGCCATTGCTCTGCATCATCACATCAGCAGGGATGTCTCTATGATCCACGCATGTAGATGGTGCACCGCACATTGCACACACTGGATGCTCAGAAAGATACGACCTTGCAAACTTCCTCCATCTGTTGTCATAGCCCCGCTTGTAAGCGCTAGGTCTATTGTCATCTCCATATGAAGCTCTGGGATGCTTAGCTCTCCATTTCTCATTACAGCTATCGCAATAGCCATTGCTGTTGTAATGCAGATTAGGACAGCCTACAGTCTTGCATCTTTTTCGTATTCTCTTTGCTTCCATGCTATAAGGTTGATTGATAAATTGAATGATTGAAATAGCATTGGTACGGAAAGCGTACCAGTTGAAGGTACACAAAAAAAACAGCCAGAGCGACAACTCCAGCTGTTCAGAGATTAAACCAAGAAGCTAACAAACTTAGTTAGTCTAATGAAAGTAATTGATGATTGACATCACTGTATTGAAAGCCAGCAATGCTAAGAGAATATATTGAAGCGTTCTGTCTGACATGTTTGACTCCTCTATGATTTTGTTATATCGTAGTTAGTGGAGGGAGTTCAAGTCTCCCTCCGTTTGTACTCACTTCAAATAAGTGAGGATTGCGATGACCGTTTGAACCAATGCAATGATGATTCCGATGCAAGCGATTAAACGGTCTTTTTGTTTTTCTGTTAGCTTCATGCCCTTGCCTCCTATGATTATATAGTATCATATTTGGACTTATTAATCAAGTAATATTATCACTTTCTTTATGTTTATTTCATTATAATACAAATAGTTATCATATTTAGGTATAACTATATACTGATATCAATTGCTATAATACAGTATTATCAATTGGGTTCTGTCTTAAAGACGGTGGACGGTTGGCCTCTCTTTCTAGAAATAGGACATTGAGAGGTGTTGCCTCTCGATTCTTCTTTAAAACAAGAAAAGGAGGCGCTTATGAGTGATTATGAAATCATTATGGTTGTATTAACCATCATGCTAGTAATAGCTGCTTTCATAAAATAACCGCCCCAAAAGCTTCCAACTTAGGCGGTTAATCGCATTTGTATGAGGCCAGCCGTTCATCGGTAGTGCCCTCTTTATTTCAATCTAACATCAAAAGATCTGATTTGCAATCCCATCTCTCAAATGATATATTGTTCCATTGGGTGCTGTCTAAAAGACGGTGGACGGTTGGCCTTTCGTATTCAATATTGGATATCGGGAGGCGTTGCCTCTCGATTCTTCTCAAAAAGATGAAGGAGGTAGCTTATGACAGATTATGAAATCTTAATGATAGTTTTTACTGTAATTCTGATTGTTGTAACTGCAATAAAATAACCGCCCTTTACTTGGTTCCTTAGAGCGGTTATTTATAACCAAAACAAATAAGGCCGGCCGTCCACCGACAGCGCCCTTCTTTATTTCAATCTAACATCAATCATCTGATTTTGCAATCCAGAAGGGAAACTTCTTGCCATTGAGCTCAAGCTCGAATGAGCCTATCTTCAGATCGCTCATCTTGCCCTTCTCTATGAGCCCCGCATGAGTATCAAATACTACAATGCCTCCGTTATCATAGAAGCTTACCGCTATAGAATCACCACGCAACATGCTTGGAGTCTTGTATCGAAAGCCAAGCTCAAGAAGCTGTTGCATCAGCTCTCGCTTCACTGCTTCAAGCTCCATCTCTCTCTTTATCCTGTTTATGCAATCCATTATCCCCATTGTTCTCTTTCTCCTCTGCCCTGAGAGTTATCTCAAAGTCCTCTTCCAGAAGCTTCTCCAATGCCTCTATGCTCTCACTCGTGAAATCACTCATCTTCTGCCTCTATCGCATAATCAATGTACATCGCAGGCTTTACTCCAGTAATCAGCCCATCTTCCCTCTCAAGAGCCCGCAATAGCCTCTGCTTGGAGATGCTTATTGACCTCGATGCATCCGTAATGGACTCGTACCGCATTATCTCATGTCTCTTGATTATGATCACTGGTTTCGCTCTTGTGCTCATCTGCCCCGCTCCGTATCTCGCTAGTATCGCTCTCTCTTCATCTGTAAGATTCCTGATCAGCTCTTCTCGCATAGCCCTGTATGCTTCCGCGCTTATCATTTTCTCTTGAAGCAGAGCGCCTTGTAGGCCTTCCTCAGTATCTTCTTCGGCTTGCCTTCTGCCAGCTTGGATGCGCCTTCCTCAAGATAGCCCTTCGCCTCTGCTATCATGTCATTCTGCTTTATCATCTTCTCCCTGAGAATCCTCAGCTTCTCGCATTCCTTGACATCACAGCTCGTAATGAAGTAAAGCTTGCCATCCCTCAATACCACTCTCTGCACATTGCTCTCCAATGTCCCAGATAATCCAAGCAGCTTGTCCGTAATCTCCTCAAGTATCATCTCGTCAAAATCTCCTCTCTCATTGTCCCTTATCATCACTCTGAGCTTCTTCCTGTATTTCTCAGAGTCTATCTCTGCCATATCACAGAAGAGCTGCATGCTGTTCATGCCGAATGCCCTGAGACTCGTTGTGTACTGCCCATTCCTCGCATCCGACAGCGCCAGAGCAAGCATCGTCTGCGATAGCCTCTTCCAGTTTGCTGTTATATCCATCCATAACCCTCTTCACTTCAATGCCCTTGCTTAGGAATGCAAGAACTATCACCGCTATCAGAAGCGCCTTCAGCTTGTCTCTCTCTTTCATCATCTAGCCTGTTCTTTCCGAATATCTCAATGAATTCCTCTCTCGTATGGCTCTCCTCGAACTTCTTCTGCGCATACCGCATCAGCTTCAGCCCAAGCCCCCTGTTATGCCCATGAACCCCAGCGTTTCCTCTGTGATGCTCCCTGCATAGCCATACCTTCAAGCCGTATCTCTCGCTCTGCTTCCTGTATGCTGTCCCATAGAACACATGATGCTCTTCAAGCCCTTCCTGTGCCCCGCATACCCAGCATTGCTTGCACCTCTGCAATATCGACTTACTCCGCATCGCCAGTCACCAGGTCATTCCAGATCTTAACAGCCTCATCAAGCTTGTCAGCCGTTATCTTCACATAAAGCTTAGCCCCCTTGTAGCTGTCGTTGTATATCGCTGTGACATCCCCATTGATGAAGCTCACATATGGAGCATTCTTCTTTGCACCTGTCCTTCTTGCTATGAAGCCGAATCTATCACTGTCCCCTAGAACCGCGCTGCTGTGGACTGTCTCTACAAGCTCTCCATTAGCATCAAGCTCTACAATGGTCTTCTTCCCGATAACCTTCATCACGCCACCTGCATCTATGATTTTCATCCTCTCCTCCTGTCTTCACCTTTAGGCTCATATAATGCCCCGCCATCAGCTCTTCCTGTAATCCTGGAGAATACTGCAGGACCAAGCATATCAACCGCCAGCTCCTTGCTTCCGTTTCCAGCTATCACTGTAGCGAGCATGTTGTTGTATCTGAACGACACCAGATCCGATATGATGCTGTAGTCGCAGTTGCTTCCATTGGTCTTGTCCAGCTCATCTATGAAGAGATATCTACTCTTCCCATATTGCTGTTTCGTGTACCTTGGCCAGTTGTCCCCGCCGTGCTCCTTCACATCTGCAAGAAGGTCAAGCATGTTGACTATCCTTACATGGCTCTCTGGAATGTCCCGTTCTATCAGCTCCTTGGCTATCGCATAGATGAGTCTTGTCTTTCCTGTTCCTGGATTGCCTAGAATCAATGCGCTTCCGCCTTTCAGGACATGCTGTGCTATCGGATTGTTTTCTGAGAAGTCCCTGAGCGATGCTTCCTTGTACCTTGGAGGAACTCTGTCCATGAATGCTGACATCTCCTTGACCTTCCTTGCCTCAGCTCTCTGTCTCTCAAGCTCTCTGTCCTCAGCTGCCTCTCTCTCAGCTCTTGCCCTGTTCCTCTCAGAAGTCTCTTTCTTCCAGCTCTCTCTGATTGCCTTCTTCTCAGCCTCGTCAAGCTCATGCCAGTTCCTTCCCTGCCTCTTAGCATGCTCGATGTATGGCTGCTCGAGTATCTCTCTCATGCTTCTCATCACATCTGCACCTCCTCAGCTTCAATCTCCGTCTGGCCTTCAACTGTGAATCCAGCCTTACCGCCCTTTACTGGAGCGCTGGAAGATCCTGCAGCCTTTGAGAAGTCCTCCCTAAGAGCGAATACTCCCTGCCATCCGTTGGCCGTGCTCTGCTCGAAGATCTTTGCCATCTCATCAACTCTCCCTCCAGCAAGCTCAAGTGCTTTGTTGAGATTCAGCACCGTAGCTTTCGCTGTAAGTGGCTTCCTGAGCTTCTTCCTCATCTCCGAGAAGTCTTCAAGTGCTATCCTCAGCTCTCTGTGCTCTCCAGGGTATCCACAACTGAAAAGCCATTTATCGACAGCTTTCTGCACTTCACTGCGCTCTGAAATCGGCTCTTTTTCTTTACTTGTGTTTACACAAGTTTCTTTTACTCTTTTGGTTTCTTGTTCTTTTTCTTTTGCATACTTTTCTGTTTCTTCTTCTACCTTTTCTTTGTGACAACCTTGTGACATGTCTGTGACACTTTGTGACTCATCTGTGACATCCTGTGACATATCTGTGACAATGTCACAATCAATGAAATTCTCAATGTTGTTATCTTCTTGCATAGCAAGGAGTTTCTTGTTTTCTCTTGATTTTCTCTTTCTCTCTGCTGATGCAGACTCTGAGCCCATCATTTCTTGTGTCTTAGACACGATATATGTCTTCTTGTTCTCTTTAGTGAGCCATTTGCAGGCAAGAAGAATGCCTACTACTATCTCTACGTCTATGGCACTCTCTCCAAGCTCAAGAGCAAGCTCCTTTGCAAATGTATCCTCAATGCCCTGATACTTTATAACGCTGTCTTCTGATAGGCCCTTAAGAAGAATCTTGAGAGCTATGATCGTATAAGTATCTCCGCCTGCCATCAGACGGAGTTTCTTTACTACAAGTGAATCCAGGAAGCCCTGTGGCAATTCAAGCCAGTATATCCTTCTCTCTGCCATTACTTCTCCAGTGCCTCCTTCTTCTTGATATCGCTGTCAAATGCGTCATAGAAGCGCATGTAGCTCTTCTCTATCTCTTCAAGCTTGTCCTTATCGGCTGGCCATAGGATGAAGCGCTCAGAGGCTTCCTCGATGAAAGCATGCAGCATGTCTATGTTTGCCATCCTGTCCCCCCAGCTTCTTGGATACATCCCTAATAGGTACTTTGCTCCGATTGCTGATAGGATATGCTCTACTCTTACATCAAATCGGATTGCCAGAAGGATCTCATCAACAGCTGGAGAGTTCATATCATCCTGCTTTGGCTTCTCTCTCCCTTCTGCTGCATCCAATAGCCCCGCTTTATTCAGAGCCTCTGTAAGATTCTTACCGCATGCATCATCCCATACAGACATGCAGGTGACTCTATTGGCAAGCGATAGCACTTCAAGCTTCACCCTTGAGCCCATTATCTCAAGTGGCTCTTTCCTGTTTGCTGTCCTCACTACATCAACAGCCTTGAGAATGCACTCCTTGATATTGGCTTCTGCTGTATCTATCTTCTCGCTAAGGGCCTTTATCTTCTCCTGCTTGCTCTCCTCATCCTCTGATATCTTCCGATTTCCTCCCATATAGAGAACCTCTCCTCTGAGGGTGATTACCTTGAGCTGATTCTCATAATCCTCTGCTGGAGTCTCTCCATATGGATAAACCAGCGTATCAAGCTTTATGCCCTGCTCCTTGAGAAATTCATCCCAAGTGGAATCGTAATAGCCACGAACTATCTTCTCGCATCCTTTCTCATCCCTGAGCTGCTGGAGCTTGTGCCATGCGCACATATGAGAGCTGTCTGTACAGAAGGATTCTTCTTTCTTTACTTCCTCAAATAGAAGTGTGTCTGTCTGTGGATTCAATGGACAGTGATAGCAGTCTGCACCATCTGACTCTGACTTGAGATTCAAGAACTCATCCGTGAATGATGCGATGCTGAATCCCTTTCTGATGGAGAGTATCTTCTCTCTGATATCCTTTGCTGACCAGTCTAAGAGAGCGACCTTATAATCATTGAACAGCTTAGCCTGCTCTTTATCCCTTGCCTGGCATATCTCAGAAGCCTGCGTCATGGTAATAGCCCCGCGCTGCAGCATCTCTCTGAACTCTGGAATAAGAGAGCCAAGTCTCAGAATCCTTTCAGCCTGGTATTTGGATGTCCCGACAATGTCGCCTATCTCCCTGGTATCGTATCCAAGCTTATGGAGGTCTGACATCGCTATGAACTGGTCATATGGTGATAGATTCTTTCTGTCAAGATTGGACAGAAGCTTAACATTCTCTGCTATCTCCTTCCCCACTACCTCGCATGGAACCTTCTTGAGTCCGCATGCTTTTGCAGATAAGAGCCTTCTATGGCCATCCAGTACAAGATATGTACCATCTCCGTTCTCTGTTACGAGAAGAGGCTGGAGAATGCCAAGAGTCTTGACTGTGGCAAGCTCCGTAGTCCCGCCATATTCTCTGTTGTGCTCATCCGTTGTGAGCTTGTCGATGCTGATTGTCTTTGCCATATCAATACTCCATGTACTCGCCATCTATGATTGCCCATCCCTTGCCAGAGATGATTCTTGGCATATTGGCTTCCCTTCTTGCTTTCTTCTCTTCGTAGTGAACCCATGCAAAGAGAAATACGTAGATTGATGCTTCTAACGCTATTAAAAGTGCTTTACTCATTTTTTGGCCTCTGATATCCTATGTCTGTGCTGACACGCATTGATGTTTTACTCGCATCATCCTGGGACTGAGAGCTGATACCTCAGCCCCTTTTTTTGAAAAATACAATCGCTCATGGCTCAGAGCTTGAGTTCCTAACACACTGACCTGTTAGAAGGGATTAAGACAACGGAATAAGAAAAAGCAATCTCCTCTGGTCTATTAATAGCTCGAGCATGCGCCCTGAGCTTGTTTTCTCTCTCTCATGACATCTGGTGCATAGAAGAGAAAGTCCTGCCCTCTCTTCATGAACTTCCATTTGCCAGTCTCTGCTCTGTATCGGCATTGCCTTGGAGTAAGCCCTGTAATGCGCGCTGCATCTGTTGTTAGGATCCAGTCGCTCTCCTCTAGCCTCTCGCATACATTCGCAAGCTGCTGGTTAAGCTCTGCTACTGCCTTTATAAGGCTCTGTAGGTCTTGATTCTGCAGATATACCATTACTCGCCCTCCTTATATAAAGCAGCTCCATCCGCACTCCTGATTGAGGTTAAGGGGATGGTTGCGGATGAAGCTGTATGATCACTGTATTTCGCATATGCCTTGATAGCTGTCTTCTCTTCTTTTGTAAGCTCTATCTTTATAGATACGAATCTATCCATGTGAAATTCCTTATTTGATAGCCTCATGACTACCAGATAAGCTAAGAATAGAAGAAGAAGAAGAAGTCAAGCCATTTTTGGTGACTTTTTGGGGACTTTTAATTACTCATATACAATTATGACAACTACTGCTAACGCTATATGGGAACGAATAGATAATAAGAATCAATACAAGACACTCAGAAAGCTAATGGATGCTGCTGGAGTGGATTATGGCAACGTAAAGAAGCAGAGGTACCTTGAACGAGTGCCCCGCCCAGAAGATCTATATAACATTGCCCAAGCTCTAGGATGCTCAATGGAATACCTTATCACTGGAGAGGAATATAAATCATACCCAGAACGGATTGAAAGAATAATCAACAACATAATGTATAACGCAACAGAAGAAGACCTCCTTCTTATTGAGAGAATACTCAGAATACAGAAGCCAGCAGAGAAGGAAGAGGTTAAAGCATGCTTAGCATAGAAGATTTCTGGAACCATATAGACAAGATCAATCCGTATGAATCATTGAAGCAGCTCTGCATCAGAGCCAATATCAACTACAATACGATATGCAAGCAGAGAACGCATCTTTACATGCCGAAGCCTGAGACGCTCCTGCAGCTTGCCCAGGCACTTGGAGTATCAATAGAATGCCTCTTGACTGGAGAGGATAGCCCCGCTTATTCAGATGAGATTGAAGAGATTGCAAGATGGCTTAAGCTGTTCGGTACAGAAGAGGATTTCAGATTGATAAGAAGAGTCTTAGGAATGCCGGGAAAAAATATTACCGTTTCCAATAAGAAGATGAGCTGAGTTGACAATTATCTCAGAAGAAGTAATATAAAAGAAGGCATCGTCTATTAAGACGGTTAGCCAGAAATTAAGAGATAAAGTCTCGTTATTCTTGGTTTGAAGGGCGAGACTTATCTGATTCCTTTATTATGGACAGAATAGCTTCTGCTATCTTAAGCAGCACTAGGATAATCTCCAGTATTAGCTTTATCATTTAAGTCACCTCCTCTCGTCCGCAGGATTAGAGAAGGCTTGACCACCTTCTCTACGAACGGGAAAATGACCAACCGCTTGCCTTTTTAGACAATGCCATATGCATGATGCTAGCATAACTCCTGTCCATGTAAAACAATCAGTGTAATCATCATAGTGCATAGTTTAATACTAAACTTATTTACAGTTTGATATTTACTCTTGCTATAATATCTAATATATGATATATTATAGTCATAGGAGGAAAGCTATGGATAGTAAGAAAAAAGAAAAACTAGAAATAGCCGAGTTGATTGCCTCAATTATCTGCTCGACTATAACTAGCATCACAGCAATCATAGTAGTGGTTGTCCACTAAGATGATTCAGAGAGAGGATAACCTCCTCTCTCCTATAACTTAATACTTTTAAGGCTAAGGAGTCAAACATGAAGGAAGAAACAAGAAGAACCGTATTATTGATATGCAGGATTATCACTACTGTTTCCCTGGTAGTAATAGCATATGCATTGATGAGGTAGATATGGAAGAGATAAAGAAACGAGGTGGAAAGAGAGAAGGTGCTGGAAGGCCTAAAGGCATAAAGATACCTTACAAAGCAGTCAATACAAGCATCCCAGAGGAATATGCTGCAAAGCTTAAGATCCTTACGGAAAAGAACAATATAACTGTAGGACAGATACTTAAACGCTATGTGGATGAGAACTGGAATGCATTTGACAATCTGAAAGAAGATTAGTATATAATTAAATAAAAGAACTGCTAGCTCGGCGGTTGGTCAGTTTTATCAAGAACAAATTAGTCTCGCTTAGACTTCCCATCCTGGCGAGACTTCTTTATGAACTTAAGCATTTCGATTCCAAGTTCCAGCATTATTGCTTTTTTGTTTTTTAATACACTTTAATTGAAAGTGTCCACCAATGTTAAGGCTTTGTATCCTCAAATAGGTTGGCCAGTCATGGTTAAATTTGTTGACATTTCTGAATCAAGAAATGAAAATACAGTTGGGAGTAAAAGAAACATGAGAAGCGCATTCGCAGAAGGTATGCTTAGTCTCAACATGAACCCATGCATGCCAATTGTTCGCATCAAGAGCGCTGAAGAAAGAAGCAGAGATGCATGGAATCAGACAGGTCGCTCTTTCATAAAAACAGGAAATGCTATAGAAAAGGCAATTAATGACTATGCAGAGACAGAATCTCACAGACACTAAAAAACCAACGGCAATACTTCAGACAGCAGAGGTTCAATATAGTGGGCCTCTTCCTCACCCAAGCATCCTTGCAGATTATGCAAAGGTTAATTCATCATTTCCAGAAAGAATAATGAAAATGGCAGAGGACAACAATAGAGCCGCCATTGAACATGAGAAGTTATACATTTCAGAATTGCTTAAGATAAAGAAAAGAGGTCTTACACTATCGTTTACATTAGGGCTTCTGAGTCTTATTGCAGGTGTTGTTTTTGCATTCTTCAATCTATCAGCTGTTTCAATAACAGCCATTCTCGGAGGATTAGCTCCAATACTTGTTGCTTCAATATCAAGCGTAAAAAACTCAAACAATGATAACTCCGGTCTGAAATAGACTTGCAACGCTTTGACAAATAGCATTAAAGATGCATTAATATAAATAAAGGCGCTGTCGTGAACGGCAAGCCTCAGAGTCCGCGTTTAACGGACAACCTAATAAAGTTGATATCCGCCACTAACGTTGACCAGACTTGTGGCGGTTATTTATGAATCTGAATATCTCTATCAATAGTTCTAGCAGCAATGCTAGGACTTTTAAAAAAAGACGTACAATCTCCATAAGCACCTCCTGTATATCAAGCCTCAGTTCTAAAGACTGGAATATACTAGAGGCTCACCATCCACCGTTGTTGACAGCGCCAATGATTACTGATTAGCCTAATTTCTCCTTCTCAAAAAGCTCTTTCATGGGAAACATCGCATCTATGCCAGAAGAGACTGCTGAGAGCTTCATTGCCTGCAGATGTGTATAGCGCTCCTGCATGTCTATCAGCGTCTGATGCTCCCATGCAAGATAATACGCAGTAAGCACTGGAGACACTTCAGCTGCAAGAAGATTGGTATTGAGTGAATGCCTAAGTACATGAGGCGTAATCTTCATTATCGTCTCTGAGCTCTCATGGAGAGCAGCGACTGCAGTGCATCTTATTCTTCTGAAGGATTCATCAGCCCAGTATCTGTTGTAATGGAAGTATCTGCCATCCTTATCTGGAGTAATGCAGGAAAGCGCATATTGAGTGATCTTAGAAAGAGGTATGACTCTGACTATATCCCATTTAGGAAGCCCTATATCATCCTTGCGCATGCTCTTGAGAGCTCTGTCAAGAGTAAGCACTCCGTCTTTTATCTGGTCTGAGCTGAGCGCAAGAACCTAAGATCTTCTCATGCCAGTAGTAGCCAGGACAGTGAAGAAGGCCCAGTCCTCGATATATGCAAAGCTGTCCTTGAGCGCGATTATCTCCCCTATGAGCTTCTCATCCACAGCTGCTCTTACATTTGCCTTGTAATGTATGTTGCTTATTCCTGTAGTGACATTGACCTCTGTTATCCCATCCTCATGTGCCTGGGAGAATACTGACTTAAGAGTCATGAACATGAGAGCCGTTACTCTTCTGTTGCCATATTCCTTGATAAGAGTCTGCTTGAGTATCTTGAACTGCATAGTCTTGATATCGCTTATCTTCATCTTCATGATTGCAGGACAGCTTCTTGAGAAGAGCGCATGCATGTTCCTGCATTCTCTTGCTACCTGCTTGGCATGCTCCATCCCATAATGCCCGCCTTCAAGCTTTGCGCTCTTATATCTCGGATTCGTCTCTGGCTTGGTATAGAGCGATAGAATAGTATCCAGTTTTGCATTGGTCGATAAGGCATCAAGCTTCTCTTTCTCTCTCTGCCATATCTCAAGCGCTTCCTTCTCATCGAATGTGTAAGTGCTCTTTCTGATTAGCTTTCCTGTTGAAGGATCTCTTAGATACATGTACCAGAAGTCATGCTCTGGTGGCGCGCCTGCTCTTTTGAAGAGCTTCTTGTTGTTTGCTGACATGTTACTCACCTCTTTCGCAATGTTTCATTTGCACTGCTTTCAGACGACCAGTAACTTGAGTCTTGCTTTTTCCTTTCCGATTAACAAGATATCATGGGAACGGAAGAAAAGCAACAACTGTTAACCGCCCCAATACTTCCATATCAAGTGTAGCTGATATAGCCTCAGGCATCGTCTCTTTCGAAATCTTTCCAGAAGCTACGAATAGCTTCTCTACCTCTATTATGGCTTCATCTCCATAA